ACCTGGTGTAGTATCTATTTTAGTTGCGCTATCATTACCTCTAACTGGTATATAGAAATCTTCAAGCATATTTTGCATATTATACTTTAAGTTATATTCACCTGTTTTTTCATCCATATATGGAGTACGTTTCATATTTGTGATAGTCTTTTGCATAAATGCCTCTACTTCATTAGGTGGTATAGCTCCTACATTAACGTAAAATATTCTTTTTTCAGGTGCTCTAGCTATTCTATGAATTAACATAGCATCCTCCATTAGTGTGTATTGTTTAAATAACTTTCTAGCTGGTTCAATGTATGCCCTACCATATGGAAGATAGTTAACATCACTTACTAATCTAAAATGCGCCATTTCATAGTTGTCATATATAATAGCACCTTTATCATCTGGTCCTGCATCTAATTGTTGATTTGGTACATTATAATAACCATAAGAACTACCTGCAAAACCATCTGGGTTCCATTTATATCTTACCTCTGATGGATTATCTGGGTTTGCTCCTTCTATTCTTTCAATATGATATGCTGTATAAGGTATAACATTATAAACACCAAATTTTTCCGCTATTTCTAACTTAAGGAAAAAATCACCATATTTACACATCTGTCTAATCCAACTCCATAAGTTAAACTCTACATTTAATACATCATAAAATAAGTTATATAATATTTTTTGTATGTCTTCATTTGAACTTCTGATTTGAAGTACTTCACCCATATCGTTTTTAAGAGTTGATTCATCAGATATAATATCTAATGCTGATGCTATAATAGCGTCTTGATCCATAACATCATATTCTGAATATAATTGTGTTCTTAAATATTGATAATTTAAGTTAAATTGGGCACCATATAGTGAAGATGGTGATGCTGTGTAAATCCTATTAAATCTATCTACTAAAGCATTTGTTTCATATTCACCACTACTTTGGATGTGAGATGAATCTACTGTTTTTATTTGGTTTCCACCAACATTTCTAATTACTACGTCAGTTGAGAATAATCTTCTTAATCTTGAAAATACACTTGTATTAGCCATTGTATATTATTATTGTTATAAATATTGTTATAGGAGCCAACTTATATCTTCTTTACCCTTATCTGTTTTTATATGATACGGATTATCAACTCCTTTAGAAAATCCATAACCACCTTGATATTGGGTTCTGTTAACACCCATATTATTTAAAGCTTGTTTAGTTATGTCAATACCTCTTTGTCTAAACTTTAAAGCTGTATCTCTTACATACATTGCAATTCCAAAAGCCATAACTAAATCATCATTATATCCTGATTGAGCTTCTGGTCTTCCATTTCTCCAAACAAACGTTTTCATTTCTTCTATTAATCTTTTAGAATGTAATGTTACTCCTTTATCACCAATATACTCTTGAAATTTACCTACTACCATAGGTCTTGTTTTAGAAGACATAGTAAAACCAGGTATCATTTTAGAATGGTCTTGGTATCTATCAAAATACGAATTAGCATTTGCTTCTCCACGCTGACTATAATAGAGATTTGGATATGCTCTATCTATACAAACTTGTATAGTAGCCCACCCAATATTAGCATTTTCTACTACTAATAAAGCTTCATTATATTCTGAAGCTATACCTACTAATAAATGCCCATATTCTTTTGTACCCAATTGTCCTTTGTATTCAGCTACTTGCACGTTACTTTCAACATCAATAACATGAAAAGCAGAATAATCTTTTCCATCACCTCTAGATACATCAGCTACTACCATATAGTCTCTAGAATAATCCGGTGATTCCCATACCCATAAGTTTTGGTCTGCCCCTCTTCTTTCTAATGGATCTTTAATATTAGATTTTTCATAATATTCAATGTATTCAGGATAAAATACTATATCACCAGAAGTGTTAAAATCACAATCACACTCTTGAGCTGCTAATCTAGGATCACCTAATAACTCATCTTGTCTAGCTCTCCATTCTTTATTTCTTTCAGGATGAACATCCCAGGGTAATCTTATGGGTAAAAATTCATTTTCTCTAGCTTCCGCTCTGGTCCATGTTTGATGAAACCAATTACCAGTACCATATGGTGTAGATAAAGCAATACAACCACCACCAGTAGCTAGTGTTTGTTGAGCTGATGCCCATATTTCTCCTATATTTTCAATAAATGCTGCCTCATCTATTAACAATAAAGATACTGCTTCTGATCTACCTGCATCCGAACTAGCTGATGTTGCTTTAATTTGAGATCCATTTACTAATCTTAAGTTTAGTTTATTATTTTCTACTGCATCTACTTTTAACCATGAAGGTAAATTTTCATACATAAATTTTACCTTTGTAACCATATTTTTAGCTGTTTCCTGTTTTGTAGCTATACAAAGTATATTTTTATCTTTAGCAAATAACATCATCCAAAGTGAAAAACCTGCTGTTAAAGTAGAAATACCTAACTGTCTGGATTTTAATATTATAGAATAAGGATTATCTCTAACTAATTGTAATACTTTTTCCTGAAAAGGGTATAAATTAAATTGTATTCTACCTCTTTGTGGGTGTTGAATATAACAGTATTTTTTCATAAAATGTACTGGGTCCTTAGCACACTTTAAATATTCTTGCCTTATTATTTTTTTTAAGTCCTTACCCATTTCCTAATAGTACTACAATTGCAGCTATTATAATAACTCCTGTATTAGTTAGCTTTAATAAAAAGTTTTTAGCTTTTTGTTTTTTTAAATCCTTATTTAACTGTTCAGATAGTTCTTGGGATAAACCTAATTGTTTACTTTTATCTTGTTCTATTTGACTTAGATTATTTACTTGTTGTTGGAGATTAAATATAACACTATCCTTTAAAGTTACCTTTAGTTCTAGAGTTTCTACTTGTTTTTCAAATACTTCCAACTGCTCTATAGCAGCATCACCCTTGATTAAGTCTTTAATAATCTCCCTCGCTACTATCTCTTGTAGTATCACTGAGGAGGAATCTATATCTGTCTGCGAAAAACTTATCAAGCTCTGATTTAGTAAAATTATAAGCAGCATCAAGTGCCTTATCAGTTTCATTTTTAATTCTATTTATTGTATTTTTTGAACTTATCAGTATAGCGTCTAACTCTGAAATTTCATTGTTTAGGGAATCTAAACTTGTTATTAATTTATCATTTTCAGAATGCAATGAATCAATCTTTAAATTTAAAGCTTCTATTTTACTATTATAGTCTTCATAATATGAAGGATTATCTATAAAAATAAATTTTATTACAACAGCACCTAAAATAGCTATTATAATTAAATATATAATATCTTTTTTATAACTCATCACTTGTTGGTGAAGATTTTTTCACCATTTTTTCTTTACTAGCTAATACTTTAGATTCTATTTCTTTTTTTACTTTGTTTAAATCTTTTAATGATTGTATTACTTCTTTTTCTTTTGTAGGATTACCTTTTACGTTTTTATATAATGCTAATGCTTTTTTGATTTCAGCTTCTATATCATCTAAGTTTTCAGCTTCAACACTATCTATATTATATTTTTTAGCAAATGCTTCTGCTTCATCTTCATTTAAAGATTTGATTGAATCTGCTATATCTCTAACTATATTATTAAGATTAACTCTTAAAACAATACCTGCTGCCTCTGTAGAATATGGAGTTTCTAAATTTTTTCCTATAATAGAAACTTTGGATAAGGTATCTACTAATACTTTTGTAATTTTTTCTTTATCACCATCAAAATCATCTAAAGTTTTTTCTGTAGGAATAAATTGGAGATAAACATCACCTTTATCTATATAATGTCTTAAGGTTCCATTTAAATTATTAACATTCTGGATTAGTGCCTCAGATAATGACCTTCCGGAATATTCGTTTCTAAACCAATTTGTTAGATTAAAGTTTGACATTTTTATAATTTTGTTATAAATATTATTTTTTTATGCAATCATTATAAGCATTTAAAAATGTTTCATATCTTTCAACATTAGACCCCTCTAAAGAATATACATTTTTTATTTTATGTCTGTATTTTACTAATAATCTATTTATTTCTTTATCAATATTTAATCTATAATTTTCATCTGTTTCTCTTATTCCATTATTTTCAATATCTACTCCATATGGAGAAACATAAAATATTATATCATATTCACCTAATAAGTTTGAAGCGTTTGTTTCAAAATCATCTTTTTCAAATGGTTTTATTGATTTAGCTAAGTTAGTAAATGCCATAACATCAATAATACTTCTATCTGTTATAACAGAATCTTTATACAACTCACTTACTCTTTCAGCTAAAAATATACACTGACCCTTTAATGTAGAATCAGTATTTAATGGAATACCCATTTCCATTAGATATTTACTTCTTTCTACTATAAACTCAAATCCTAAGTCTGTATTTTCTTTTAAATAATTTACAAATGTAGTTTTACCTACACTTACTGTACCTGCAAATCCTATTTTCATATTAATTTCTATGTGTAGTTCCTTTAGGTGCAGGTTGCTTATACCATCTTTATGTACTATAGCTGGTCCATCCCAACAATGAAATTTATTGTCCCAAGTTTTATATATAGTACCTACACTATCTTTAAATGTTTTAGATTGGAAATTTGTCCATTCTGGAAATTTGTTTTGTTGTTTATCTAACCAATACTCTGACAACTGTAATTCTGACATAACTTAATTATTTTAATTTGACATACTTAAATATAATAAATATTTTTTACTTCTCCAAGCTTTTTAATATATTTTCTGCTACTAATATACCATGTGCACCACTAACACTTATTCCTCTTTCCACTCT